ATGGTCTCGGTCGACGACGTCCAGGGCTATCGCGAGAAGTTCGACAACCAATCGGAGCTCCTCGAGAACAGCGACGACATCACCGACGCCGATCGCGAGGCGATCCAGCGCTGGGTCACGCACCTGCGAGCGAACGACCCCGATGTCGAGTCGCTGGGCACCGTCGTCGGCCACCTGAACCGGATCCGCCTGGCGGCCGAACGCTCCGCCCGACCGCTGACCAAGATGGAGCGGCTCAACGACGTCTCCTCGCTGAAGCTCCACCTCGAGGACGAACACGGTCTCAGCGACGGCACGATCCGCAACTACATGAAGGCCGTCCGGAAGTTCTTCGAGTGGCGCGAGGCCGACTGGTTCGACGAGATCACGATCGGCGCCTCGATCGATCGCAAGCACGACCCCGACGAGGAGATCGACAGCGAGGAGCTGGGCGCGATGCTCGACGCCTGTGGACAGTTCGACAGCGCCGCTCGGGACAAGGCACTGATCGCCCTGCTCCGGGATACGGGCCTCCGGATCGGCGCGGTCCTCTCCCTGCAGCTCAAGCACGTCGACGTCGAGGGCGAGCGGGCGACGATCACGATCAACACCGACGCCAACGTCAAGGATGCTGACGGCGCGAAACCGCTGACCTGGAGTCGGGGCTATCTCGCCAACTGGCTGGACGTCCATCCCCGACCGGACGATCCCGAGCGGGCGGTCATCCACAAGACCCGCCAGATCACCGACGACGGCGATGGGGCGCTCCGCCAGCAGTACGCCGGCCAGCGCATCAGCCTGATCGCCGAGGAGGCTGGCCTCGACCCCGACCGGATCCACGCCCATCTGTTCCGTGGGACGGCCATCAGCGAGTGGATCCGCAACGGCTTCAGCGACCAGAAGATCAAACACCGCGTCGACTGGGACGAAGACACTCGGGAGATGAGCACCTACAGTAGAGTCACCGACGAAGAGATGAACGACGCGATCTTCGAGGACTACGACCTCGCCAACGACGATGGGGAGGACAGCTCCCCGGACCTCGAACAGTGTCCGCAGTGCCGGACGCCGCTGCGAGGGGCCGAGCGCTTCTGCCCGGGCTGTGCCCAACCTCTGGAATCGGCCCTCGCCGACGAGGTCGATAAGGTCGATGACGAGACGTTCGAGTCGGCGACGAACTCCGAGACGCCGACTGATCAGGACCTCCTCGAGGAGTGGCGTCGACGCTTCAAACACGACCCCGACTTCCGAGCTCGTGTCGTCGGCGATCATGAGGAGTCCTCCTGATCAGCGCGAAGTGCCTTCTCAGCCCGTTCCGCGATCGGCCATTTCTCCGGATCACGCGCCGCGATGCGTTCGAGCAGCTCGTCGTCGGTCATGTCCTCTGGATCTTTCGATAATGTACTCACAGTAGTAGCACCCCCAGCGTCAGCACTGCGACCGCGAGCAGCCACTTCGCGGTGTGTCGATACACGTTCATGGCCAGTCACCGTCCTGTTTCCGGACGAGCTTCCCGTGATCACGCAGCTCGACGACGTCCTTCTCAGTCCACTCGGCGGGGCAGTCCTCAGAGTCGCTTGACCGGACCTCGTGGCGGACGTCCCCGCCCATGCCGCCGTAGTGCTCGACGACGACACGGTGCTCGATCGCCCAGGACCGCTTGTCGTAGCTGGTGTAGGGGTGCTCGGTCCAGGAGGCCAAGACTGTGGTGTCACTCATCGGGCTCACCTCGCGTCCCGCAGTCCAGACAGACCGGCGCGACGCCTCGACAGCGGAACACGCCCCAGGACGGCGACCCGCAGGCCGGGCAACACTCGGTCTCCTCCTCGAGGACGTCGACACCCTCCAGGAGGACCTGCGCGGCCTCGGCGTTGGCGGCCGCCCGCTGGCAGTAGTCGTACAGCTGGCCGTCCTCGTCGCGATCGATCCGCTGGCGCGCCGTGACGGCCAGCAGCCGGGCAGCGTCGAGCAGTTCGTCGGTGTCGGCCTGGCGGCGTTCGATGGCGACGTCGGCCCAGGATTCGCCCTCTTCGCGCGAGACGCCTGGGTCGTCGACGTCGTAGGTGTCGCCCTCACTCATCGAGATCACCGTCCAGATCGCTGATCGTCAGCGCCTCGTCGATCATCGCGTCGACCAGCGTCTCGACGTCCAGCGGGAGCGTGTCATGGACGGCCCGAAAGTGCGCGCCGAGCATCTGGATCTGGACGACGCCGTAGGCGACCTCGTCTCGAAGCACGACACTCGTCCCGAAGTCGGTCTGGCCGTCGCGATGGGCGACGACGAAGAACCCGCCCAGATCGTCCGGGTCGAGCAGGTCCTGGCCGTGTTCGACGTGCTCGTCGAAGTCCTCGAGGACGTCGTCGCTGTCGTAGCCGATCGAGTAGCCGTCGTTTCGCAGCGCCAGGGCGATGTCGTGGGCTGCCTTCACCTCGGCAACCCCGTCCTCAGGCATCCCGACCCCCTCCGACGAAGCACTGGAAACACTTCTCGGCCGGTTCGGCGTACGGGCCCGCACAGTCCTCTTGGCCGTGCGGGCAGGCGTCGGTCCGCTGGTCGCCCATCCCGATCAGGCGCTGGATGCCGCCGACGTCGCGCCGGCGTGGTCGGTGGCTGGGTCTACCGGCTGCCATCAGTCGCCACCACCGACACGCGGCGAGATCGTCACCTGGACGCTGGCGTGGCCCTCGCTGTGCTCGTACCTGAGGTCGATCGGGAACTCGTGACCGAGCCGTAGCCGCACCTCAGCGTCGCTCGGCATCGCGCCGACGACGTCTTTCAGGTAGTCCAGCGAGAACAGCGACCGCGTCTCCTCGACGAGCCGACTGTCCAGGTAGTCGCCCTCGCCGTAGACCGTCCGGACGTCGTCGGTGTCACCCTCACCCTCGAACCAGACCGTGTCGGCCTGGGGATCGACGCCGATTAGGATGTGATCAGCCGCCAGATCTGCAGCCGTCACGGCGTGATCGAGTTGCTTGGCGGTCAGCGTCACCGTGTTCGGCAGGTCCAAGTCCGGAATGTCCGGCTCCGAGCGGATCGACTGCGGATTGATCAGCGCCTGCGTGTAGCTGGTCTCGCCGATCTCGATGTCGAGCTTGCGGATCTGCTGGTCGAGCTCGAGGTGGGCCAGCTGATCGCTGTCGCCCAGCCCGAGGACGTCCTCGAACGTGCTGAGGTTGAGCCCCAGCAGGCCACCGTCGGCCTGGTAGGATTCGAACGCCGAGGCTCGCAGCGCGGTGTTGACCATCGCGACGTTCGCGGGGTCGACCGCGCGGACGCGAACTTCCTCGGGGTTGCAGCGGAGCTTGCACTCGTCGACGAGCGCGCTGATCGGCTCGACGTAGTCGTCGATCGTCGAGACCATCGCGATCGCGTCCATCAGGCACCACCCCCCAACGGCGAGCGGTTTGAGTCGGTCGTCTCACCGTCGAAGGGCTTCCCGCACTCTGGACAGCGCCAGACGCCAGGGTCGACCGACGCCTCGCAGACGGGGCACTGCTCGGGCATCAGGCATCACGCTCCTGGAGATACCCAACGACAGTCTCGCGGACGACGTCCTGATGAACGCCATCCTGGCCCTTGGCGAGCATGTCGTGCATGTCCAGCTCCTGCAGGAGCAGCCGCACGCCCACGCGATCGAGGCCGAGCGCGACCTGGGCGTCGTGGACGTCCTCGGCGCTGGCGATCGCGTCGACGACCTCGTCGGCCGGGAGTTCGACCTCGCCGTCGTCACCCTCGGCGCTGATCACACCCTCCAGGAGGTCCGGATCGCTGTCCTGGTCGGCAGCGTCCTGCTCGTCCGGGTCGGTGTCCTCAGTGTCGTCAGTCTTGGCGATCCGCCAGACCGTCGGGCCGTCCTCGGGATCCTCGTACTCGGTGGCCTCGTAGCCGTCCATGGCCTGGAGATCATACCGGATCGCGTTGCCGTGGGCATCGGGGTGGCCGACCTGCTCAGCGATGTCGGCGTACGTGCTTTTCAGGGTGCCCAGTTCGTTGACCATTGCGGCGACGTACAGGTGGACGCGCTCGCGACGGTCGCGCCCGCCCTGCCGCCAGGGTGGCGTGTCCTCGTCGGCGTCGGTGTCAGGCTCGTCGATGGCGACGGTCTCGTCAAAGGCGGCCGTCTCGGTCGTCTCGCTGACCGCGTTCCGCTTGTTGACCATCGCAGCCTTGACCTCCTCGTCGCTGGCCTCGGTGTCTTCAGTGTCGACTGTCGTGTCGTCGTCGACACTCCCATCGTCGCTGGCGTCCTGCCCACCCGTCTCGACGCCGGGCAGGTCTCGACAGTCGGCGACGACGGTGTCACCGTCGATCTCGATCGGCGGGGCGTGGGCCTCGGTCAGCGCCTCGATGTCGACGCCGACCCAGTCGCGCATGACCACTGTAGTGTTGAGGTCGGCGCCGGCCTGGCTGTCGTTCCGCGAGCACGAGTAGGCGTGCTCGGCGTCGGGATCGGTCGGCGTGATCTGCAGGTAGCCCGCATCCGCGCCCGTGCCGGCCGCGAAGGCGACGGCCTCGGGCTGGCCCAGCTGGCGATCGGCTTCAGCGGTCAGCCTGCTCGTGCCGTCCTGGTAGACCGTCAGCCGGGGCGGCCCGCGGGCGCCGAGCATGCCCTTCTCGACGGTCTGGAAGGGCGCCATCAGGCATCCCCCTCCTCGTCCTCAACGCTGTCGCCGTAGAGTTTCTCGTTCAGCCGGATCTGCTCGCACGTGCTGCAGTACTTGCCCTGGCACTGAGAGCCGCAGTTTTGACAACTCATGGCTCACCTCCGACGACCAGCCGGGCTTCGCCGGCGGGCATGTCGACGGTCGCGTCGGCGATCCCGAGGTCGTGCTCGTGGGCGAGATCGATCACGTCGCCCAGCGAGATCTCGTCGTCGGTCAGGTCTCGCGTGGCGATGATCGCGCCGTCCTCGCGTTCGACGCTGACGCCGTCGAGGTCGACCGTCGCGAGGATAAACTCCTGCTGGCGTGGGACCTGCGTGACGTCCTGGTCGGCGGACATCACTCGCCACCCCCGATGTCCGCAAAGGTCGCCACTGATTCGTTGTCCAGCGCCGCGACGACGCTGCGGTGACAGTCCGCACACAGCTCGTGCGTCGTCTCGCCGTAGTCGCTGTCGTCCGGGACGTGCTCGACACTGCCAGTCCGCCGCCCCTCGTAGAACTCGCCGCAGCCGTCACAGCGGAACGCCTGTGCCATCAGTCTCCACCTCCAGCAAGTTCGACCGGGACGCGCGCAAGCCGCCCTGCAGGATAGTCGTACGTGTCCGAAAACCGGTGGAGGTCGTCGAGCGAGCCGATGAAGGCACACTCGAAGACCGGATCGCTGGGCCGCACCGGCAGGTAGTGGTGCTGGTTGTACGTCGCCAGATCGAAGTCCGTCTCCTCGAAGTAGTCGACGACGGTGTCGGCGACGCGCTCAAGCACGAACAGCGGCTGGCGCTTGACCAGATCGATCGCGACGTCGCCGGCCTGCAGGCGGTCGTGCCCGCGGCCGTCCATGTCGGCGATCTGGTCGGCCAGGCGCTCGCTGGCGTCGCGTTCGGCCTCGTCGAACTCGTGATCGACCGCGCCCGTGCCGCCGTCGGTCCGCGGTTCGGAGCCGAAGACGTCGTCGAACTCCCGGGCGAGTGCGTGGAGGGCGCGCCCAGGCGTCTGGCCCGCCATGTCGTCGTAGGCCTGGGCGTTGTCGACGGTTGCCGTCCAGACCTCTTTCAGATTCTCGTCGCCGTCTTTGACGTGGGTCCGGTCGAGCGTGATGTCGAAGCCGCCGCCGTCGGTCATGACTTCCTTCTCGCTGCGCTGTTCGCCTTCCAGCAGCGCGGTGTTGTCGGCGACGAGCTCGGTGCCGCCGTCGGTCAGACCGTAAATCCGCCCTTTCTTCGTTTCTTCGGGGACGAGCAGTTCGACGACGTCGCGCTCGCGAAGGTCCGTCAGCGCTCGCGAGACGTGCGCGATGTCAAGACCAGCCTGTTCGGCGATCGTCGACGGCGTCGCGCGGTGGTCCAGCAGCGCCAGCGCAACGGTCGTGCGGTACTTACTGCTCGTGATGTGCGCGAGCGTGGCCCACGAGTCGTCAGTATCCGTAGGCTCTGTGCCACCGTCTGTAAGCAACTCGCGAGAAGACTCTTCGGCCTCGCGTGCGTCACTCCGAGTGGAGCCTCCACTCCCTATCGAAGTTCTGCTGTCGTCGCTGGATCGCGAGTCGCTGGTATCACTGCCCCGAGTAGGGGAGGCATTACTACTTGTCGTGGGGTGCGATTTAACACCCGGCGTATCGTTGTTTGTCATGGCTTTCGCAATTCCCGTGTGGGGATGACGGAAGCCGGAGCGCCGAGGGTGCTGTAACACCCGTCGACGCGTTCCACGTGATTCCCGTGTTGATCGGCTTCCAGTCTGCTCTACAGGCGCATCGCTAATAGTCTTTGGGTAAGATAGTTACTTGTTTCAGTAGCATGGCCATAGATACAAGTAGGTACCTTCTCTACTTGGATGTGAGAACAATCGTTATGAGTACCGCCACCGACGCCCGAGTCATGCGACAGGACGCGGAGTGGATGACTCCCTCCGACGACCGGATACTGGAGGCTCTCCGCGACCACGGCCAGCTCACGCCGCAGGGTGTTTCGAACGTTGGCGGTCCGGCGATCAGCACCTGCCAGAATCGCCTTGGCGAACTCCGGAAGTACGGTATGGTCGAGTACTACGCCGGCACCAAAGGTCTCTATTCCATCACCGACGTCGGAATCGCCTACCTCGACGAGGAACTCGACGCGTCCGAGCTCGAGCCGATCGAGGACTGACGTCATTTTTCGCCACCGGGCGCGATCTCCTGGGCGATCTCATAGACCCACTGGGGCATCCCGTCGAGTTCCCGACCGTCACGAAACCCGGTCGCCAGTGCAACCGAGCCGTCGGGACAGACGTCGACGTACCAGCGTTCCCAGCCACGCTCGATTCGGTAGCGGCGGCCGCCCCAGCGGACGGTGTCGAGGCAGGTGACCCGAGCGTCGCCGGCGACGGACACTTGCTCGCCGGGGTCTGCGGGTGAGTTCGCGGCCATGGTCACGCCGTCGCGAGCATCGCGACGACGTCGTCCAGCCACTCCGGTTCGTCGAGATCCGCGAGCTCGCCGTCGCGCCAGGTCGTGACAAGCTCGGTCTCGCCGCTGCGGGAGACATCGACCCGCCAGCGTTTGCGCTCGGTTTCGAAGTCGAACCGCGCGCCACCGCTGGACAGTGGTTTGACGTGCTCAGGTTCGATCTCGGTGCCGCCGATCGTGATGGTGTCGTCGGGCATACAGTGACGACCGACGGGGTGTAGCAGGTAAAAAGGGGGTTGTATTTCCGCACGTTCGCTGATATGTTGGCCCAATACTGTAGAAATATATGACATATATAGTAATAGAAAGTATCCGATTGTTGCGAATGTTTTTGAGTGATTCAGCCGTACCTGGCTCCGTATGGACCTCGAAGTCACATACCTGAACGAACACGACAAGCACAAAACGATCGAAGGGAACGATATCGAAGAAGGTGAGCACGGACTCAAGATCCTTGGCCAGTCCGAACACGGAGGGAAGAACGTTGTCGGGTATATCCCTTACAGCAATTTGAAAAACGTGACTCCGAAGCAATAGGTCAGCGGAGTTATTCAACCACTGCGCCGACGTCGACGACGTCCGATCGCAGCCGCTCGTCAACGGCGCAGTACTCCCGGTGCGGCCCCTCTCCTTCTGCGTCGACGAGGTCGTACGCGACGAGCTTCGCGAGTTTGTTCCGCCGGGCGCGCTCGCCGAGGGGCGTCCGCTGGCTGTCGGCCAGCGCCTGGTCGGCGACGTCCTCGTAGCGATCGTGCAACGCCCCAGCGCCGAGCGGGCCCCACTCGCGGACGATCTCGTAGATGACGTGATGGTGGATGGGCAACGACTGCAGATTGCTCTCGCGGATGAACCGCCGCGCTCGCTCGAAGCCGTCCTGGACGTCCCGATCGGCGATCGTCGAGTGACCGCGCTCGCCGGCCAGCTCCGCAGCGGCCCGCAGCGACTGGATCCCATCGCGAGCGACGCCGGCGACCTCGTCGGCGATCGCCTCGAGTTGCCCCTCAGTCACGACTTCGGGCTGGAGGCCCCGATCGGCCCTGGCCCGGAGGATGTCGGACAGCTCGTCGACGGTGTAGCGGTCGACGTCGACATGCTGGTCGATCAGCCGGCGGGCCTCGCCTCCGACGTCAGCGAGGAAGCGCTCGCTGTCGTGGCAGATCACGACCACCGACACGCCTGGGATCGCCCCGACCTCCTCGAGGACGTCCGTGCTCGGGAGGCCGTCGGCCTCGTCGAGGATCAGGATGTAGGGATCAGCGACGACCTCCCGTAGATCGACCCGGACGCGCTCGACTGGCGTGTTGTGCCGGACGTCCCGGCCACGGGGATGCGCTTTCAGTGCGGCTCGAAGAACCTGCCCCGTCGTCTCACCCAGACACCGGATGTGGGCGTGGGGCACGTGGGCGTACTGTTCGAGCTTCCCCAGGGTATGTCGCGCCAGAACGGTCTTGCCGACGCCTGAGGGCCCGGAGATGAGGATGTTCTGGGCAGCCGCACCCCGGAGCGCGGGATCGAAGGCTGTCGAGAGAACCTCGACCTCGCCCTCGCGATGCCGGAGTTCGCGGGGGAGGTGCTCGTCGTCGAAGACGTGGGACGAGGTGATCATGACAGTCCCTGAGGACGAGCGGACACATAAAGGGAGGTTGTATTTCCGGGAGATCACTCTGGGTGACTTAGTCGGACTAAGTCAATACGCACACCCCCGCAGAGTAGATCTGCCGATAGAGCCACTCTCTTGAGGTTCTGGAAATCGGCGATGGCCTCATACTTTATATGCTGAGCCCCGCGCCGGGTTTAAACGTGACCGCCCGGATTCCCCAGCTATGGAATACACGATTCCACTGCTGATAGTATTGGTTCTGGGCAGGATCATCTCGATCCCCATTCCAGTGTGGCAACTGTTCGTTCAAGATAGCGACAGCGAAGAGACTGAAACTGAAGTGGGTGGTGAGGATACTAACGAGGTTGACGACGAACCCCCTCGGGGCGGTGGTGTGGTTATCGAATGGTGAGGGTCACTCACCCGTTGACCAGCGCACTGACGTTTAAGTACGATCCCGACGCCACCCCGTGTCGATGCACGAGAACTGGCACCCCCAGGACTGGCTGCTCGTTGTCGAAGCGCTGACCGAATACGCGATGCTCGTCGAGCCCGTCGACCGGCCCCGCGCCGATCGGGCCGACCAGCTCGCCGAGGCGATCGTCGAGCGCGAGGGCCTGGATCCCGAGCGCTGTCTGGAGCAAATCGACGAGACGTGGCCGCGACGTGCCCCTACGTTTACATCCGACGGCTGAGACAACGTTGGTATGAGCGAGGACGAAGGGAACAATCGGCCGAAGTTTTGCCCCCGCTGCGGCCATGAAGCCCCAGCGCACGGAAATTTCTGCCCGGAGTGTGGGGCCGACATCGTCGCCGAAGCGGAACCGACCGCACCCACCCAGGATAGTCAGGGCACTGGCGGCCAGACCACTCCCGGCCAACCCGGCGACGGAGGTGGCGGTGATCCGTCGCCACCCCCAACCCAGACACCGCCGCCTGCCGCGCCAGACACCGAGGAGAGTACCGTTCTGACGCGTCGAAATGCGCTGATCGGTGGTGGCGTCCTGATCGCTGGTGGTGCTGGTGCGTGGTGGCTGACTCAGGAGAGTGGCCCCGAATACGGGGACGACGTCACCCAGGAGGACCTGTTGTTGCCAGTCAGTCGATTTCCGCAGGGCTGGCGGCGAGACGACAACTTCAATGACAACTGGGATACGACCTACCTGAACAGCGGCGAGACGATCGTGATCCTGGCTGACGCTGAATATTATGAGACGGTTGAGGGCGCAAAATCACTGATGCAATCGGGGCGTGAATCCGTCCAAAACCCCAACGATATGAGCGTGGGTGACGACGCGTTCTGGGCAATCCGGAGTGACGACGTCGCGCTGTGTTACGTTCGAGATAGTAATGTCGCTGCGGGGCTTGGAGCTGTCCGGCAGTCTGGTTTCGAAACCGTGCCCGATCAGACTCGAGCGCAACGCTACGGTCGCGAGTTCTACGACTATTGGCAAACGCTGTAGATCTAATTCTTTTTCGTCAGCTGGTCGCGAGCCGCCTGCAGCCGCTGGACGTCACCGGCCCCACCCTGATCGGGATGCTCAGTCTTGACATGCTCCTGGAAGGCCGTCTCGACGACGCGGTCGGGCGCGTCGGGTGCGACGCCCAGCAGGTCCGCGGCGGCCTCGACGTCGAGCTCGGGCTCGGGACTACCGGCGACGATGACATCGTCCTCTTCGTCACCGCTGGGTAGGCGCGCGGTCGCGAACTCGTCCTGGCCGGTGTGGACAGGGCGGTTGGACATCTTGCGCTTCTCCTCAATGTACAGCCCGAGCGTCCGGACGTTGTCGCGGAGGTCGTCGTAGTGATCACAGGCGACGCAGTACTGCTTGCCCTCTCTGGACCAGCGGACCACGACGCCGGGATCGTCAGGGTTGCTGTCGGCGTACGGCAGGCCGTCGCGCTTGCGGTGGGGCGCGGCCGTGGAGAGTCGCCAATCGTCGGCCCCGACGCGATCGAGCAGTTCGGCACGGAGCCGTTTCATCGCCTGGGTGAGCGTGACGGAGTACTTCGACGTCCGCTCGCGTTCTCGCGACGGCGTCCGCTCGGCCCAGGCCGGCCAGTCGATCTCGCCGTTCGTGCGATCAACTCTACTCAGACTCGGCATCCTCACAGACCTCCTCGACGACTAGATCAGCCACCTCGGGGAAGTACTCCTCGAGAAACTCGACGTCGTCACCCAGCCGCTTGCGGATGCGGTTGCGAACGATACTCCGGGTCTTGTACTCGTAGTTATCCGAGACGTCGGCCTCGCCGCTGATGATCTCGCGCTCGCGATCAGTCAGCAGCGCACGACCCTCTTCGCTCATTACGTCTGGTGTTTCAGGCGCTCCCATATATTACCTCATATCGTAATTATACGCCGTGGCGTAAGTAACTTACCCTATCACGTATGTACGCCAGAGAGTGTATACGCTATAGCGTAACCTATAAGGTGCTGGCGGATAGACTATAGAGTAAGAAGCGCGGGACGCGGCCAGAATCGGTCTGGCCGGACGTGCTCCAACACGTCCGACCGCGCTTCCCTGGTGAGAAGCAATGTCAGCTACGAACGCCACCCAGAAAAGTAGTACCGAATCGATCCCAGCCAGTGCCGGCCTCGTCGGCGTCGACGGCAACGGCGATCGCCACTACGTCGGCAACCCCGTCACGGACGGCACGATCTGCATCTACGTCAAGAGCGACGACGGCGTCGCAACCCACGACCTCGCCGAGACGCCCTGTATCGAGCAGCCCGACGCCGTCGAAGCGTGGATCCAGCACGTCGCCCGCCACCGCGGCGAGTGGGAGTACATCGCCTACGAGCGCCCCGTCGCCCAGCGCCTGGCCGAGCAGGGGGCGATCTGAGATGGCGGTCCGGAGCCCTGTCGCCGCTCGCGAGCAGCGCGCCACCGCGGCGCTCGAGGACGTCCTGGAGATCCGCGATCTCGCGCCCGGTATGTACGAGGTCCAGACGATCCGCGACGTCTACCAGGTCGACGTCCAGCTGGGCGTTTGTACCTGCCCGGACTTCGAGTACAACGACCCGCCGAAGGGCGAGTGCAAGCACCTGGTCGCGGCGAATATCGAGGCCGGCGAGACGCCTGTGCCGACGGCGGACGACCCGGCGCTGTGTGAGGACTGTAGCGACGATCTGCCCTGTTTCGAACACTTCGATGGAGGGGTGAACTGATGGCCGACGAGCCCATGCGCCGGACGCCCGGCGTCACCTACGAACCTGCGGACAAGGCGGACGTCCTGGACTTCGTCGCCGACTACGGCCTCGACGCGATCGACGCCGGCGTCGACCCGATGACTGTCGTGATCGCACTCGAGGAGGCCGCCAAGGAGATCGAGGAGCGTGATGCCTGATGTACGAGCAACTCCAGCAGATCCCGGACGTCGACGTCGAGGCCGAGCTGGTCGAAGGCCGCCTGTCGATGACGGCCCAGACCGAGGCCGCACTCCGCGTCTCGGCTCCTGAGCGCCAGCCGCTCTCGAACGTCGAGGGGCACCTGCAGCTATCGGTCGCGACCGCCGACACCAAGATCACGCTCGAACTCGACGGCGCCGAGCTGGATGTCCTCGAGGACGCGATCGCGCGGGCCCAGGACCAGGAGGGTGATGGCGATGTCTGAGAGCGGCGTCTACTACAACGACCGCCTGGGAACGCCCTGGTCGCGACGATCGGACTGCGTCGACTGTGGGAAGAGCAACCCTGCCGACGCGCCCTGCTGCTGGTCGTGTGGTGGCGACCTGGAGGCTGGCCGATGAGCGTCCGCACCGTCGAGGAACTGCAGGCGCTCACCAGTGGCCTCGAAGGCCTCCCGGTCGTCGCCGGCGTCGACAGCACGGTCCCAGGACCCACTGATCCGCATCTCCAGCTCACGCTCGTCGAAGGCATCGAGCGCGTGCCGCCCGCGGTCTTGCGAGCGCTGGCGAGGCACGGCGCCGGGATCACGGCGGTCCAACCTCAGGGCCCACAGCCAGAGCAGCAGCTGGTCGTGCAGGTGAAAGCATGAAGCGCGTCGAACTCACGACGTCGATTCCGAAGACGTCACGCGAGCTCGCTATCGGCTACGATCGCCAGCAGGGCAAGCCGTTCGCGCGGCTCAGAAAAGAGTGATGGCCCGGAGCTTCACCGACCCCGACACCGAGTTCCGCCTCGGCCGCAGCGACACGCCTGTCACAGAGGACGGCTACAAGCTTGGCGAACTCACCGGCGAGGTCATCTGCGAGGCCTGCGAGCAGTCGGCAGGCAACATCGACGCGATCAACCACCTGCCAGACTGTCCGCAGAGTGATGTCGTCTCGAAGTACTGGCGCGAGACCCACCCCAAGAGCGATCGCGTAGAGTAGGGCAGTGCCGAGACTGAGTGGGCTCACGAGTGGGTTACACAAACTCCCACTCGTCGTAGAAGACTTCTGTGACATCGTTATTATTCGCGAACACCACAGCACCAACTCCTCCCGAATCGTGTGTTGAGTCACTGGGTGAGATTTGAGCTATTTGATTCTCTAAAATGTCACGAAGCGTGACTGAGATCGTACCATCACTTTGTGGATTAACCACAACTTCAAGAAATTGCTTCTCGTAATTTGACCACGTCACCTCCGCCGAATCGAGTAACGTATTAGATCCAGTAGACCGTTCATATAGTCTAATTTCGCCATTGACGACAGTCTCAACAAAATAGCAATCATCCGGTCGAGGGGTGCCCGAGCCACTCCCAGCGAAAAAGACAAAATCTGTTGCGTTCAGACCACTATTATTGTCAAAGTATAAATTATATTTGAACGACTGTCCTCGGCTTGGATAGTTATCCAACCCGCTGTTAGACAGTGCAGACATATCTGTATTCGATGCGCTTGGTGCAGACAGTTCTAACGCCCCCGAGCCGCCGTAGTAGTACGTATCAGACGCTGTAACCGTGCCATCGCCATCCCGATCGTACGTGTTATACTCACTTAGTGAGAGGTCCTCGAACCGATCGATTATCGTCGGCTGCTGGAGTGGTGGTGCACGGTTCCATTCCGACCCATTGTAGCGGTTAACCGCGCTTGTCCGACGCCATCGGCTCCCATCGTAACTAAAGACGGGGTTCGTGACCCACGATGAGCCGTTGTATCGTCTTACCTCACCGCCAACGTGGTGTCGCTTGCCACGGACATAGACACGGTAATTGCCGTCTTCGCCTTGTGCAGAGTACCACATATGCGAGGTCCCATCGACATCGATAACGGCTGGCGCGAACGGTCCGCCGCCAGTATCTTCAGGTCGATCGCCTTTGATTACTGGCGTGTGATCTGCTAAACTCCAGTTATCCAGATCCGTTGAGATCCACTTCTGGATGTATTTTGTCGTACCCTCATTCGCGTAGTGTGTGAACATCCCGTTCTCGCAGGTGATCTCGGGGTCGACGATGTTTGGAGTCGAGTCGGAGTTTGGCCCGCTGGTGATGATTGGATTGGACGCCAGCCATGACCAGGTCGTTCCATCACTGCTGATTGCGAGGCCACTACTTTGCTCGCTGGTATTGCTGTCTTGTGCGCCGGTCACAGCCATCACCCACTGCTGGTTTTGCTCATCGTAACAGACAGCTGGCTCCCCAATCGCGTAGTCTCGCCACCCGCCACCGCCAGCAGCAAGGCCAGTCGACTGGATTGTGTAGCTACCAGTCGGTGACGATGCTGTGCCGACGTAGATTTCGGTTGTTTCCTGGTCAGAGGTGGTGTTGCCAGCCGAGAAATAGAGATACCAGGTGCCGTTAACCTCGATGATCGCGGGATCGGTCACGTAGCTATAGACAGTGTCGCTGGCGGTCGCCAGCGTCCCTTCATCCGTCCAGGTCGTCGCAGCGGGATCGGTCGAAGAGATCATGACGATCTCCGTGTCTGGGTCCCGAAGAACGGTGTAGTAGGTCCCGCTGATATGTTCAACGTCGACATCGCCTCCGTAGCCATTGCTCGCGTTGAACCCTATATCGAAAAACTTTGCTTTTCCCCAGGTAGGATAATTATAAAAATTGCTCATGGCTGGCTCCTGTGCCCAAAGGTCGCCTTCGTTCGCTTCGGGCGGTCTTGGTCCAATAGCAATTTCTGACGGGGTGCTTTTTGGAGGTTTAACAGTTGTCCCGACCAAAATTCCGGCCCCAAATCCGGCAACTCCAGCTGTGCCTGCAAGCCCAAAAAGGAGTGATCGGCGCGTTCGTTTCGGGTTGGGGTCAGTATTTTCCATCTGGTTTTCTGTCTGGTCATATCTATGTATATATTACGCTGTATCGATCCAAAGGTCGTCAGTGGCTGGTGAGCTCGGAGAGCCAGCCTGGATATAGACCGTGTGCGTGTCCCCGTCCGCAGCGTCGAAGTCACCCGATCCGGACCCACCACCCGCAACGCCCCAGTTGTAGATCTCGTCGGCCGTGATCTGCGTCGCCCCAGCTGGGATTTCGACCTTGCCCAGATAGATCTCGTCACCTGTGATGTCAGGCACGGCAGCAGCGCCAGGCGTCCCGTCGCGGATGACGACCGAGTCTGTACCCGTGTCGTAGGCGACGGCGTCCCACCGCGTGTCACTCGAGTCAGCCGCGGTGATCGTTTTCGTCGACGTCGATCCCAGCGAGGATGTCCCGCCGTCGTACTCGGCCGTGCCGGGCGCAATGTCGATCTCCATGTCGCCAGTCCCGGCCGTGATCTGGAAGTCGCCGGCCGACTGGAGGCCGTTGCCGGCCAGCCCCTCGGTGAAGGCCCGGAGATCGGTGTCGTGGAGCGGTGCGTCAGCGTTGTCGATTGGGTCGAAGGTAGGCATGGTATCAACTCTGGAATCGCAGTAGCGAGCGGGCCTGCAGCGGCCGCTCGTCGTCTTTGGTCATCGCCGCGTAGGTCACCCGCCAGACGAGCGTGCCGTCGTCGGCGATCGCGCCCGCCTCCTGGAGGTCGTACGTCGACGTGTCGGGCTCGTCCTCGAGCAGCACGGCGACCAGGGAGACGCCGTTCGCGCCGGTCGCGACCGCCGCCTCGGGACTGGCGATCTCGGTGCCCAGCGCTGTATCGCCCTCGGTCGGGTCGGTCCCGTCAGTCCCCAGGGCCAGTTCGACGAGGTCGATCGACGTCCCGCCATCGAGCGCGTGGGCGATGGAGGACCAGTCCGTGATCGCCGAGGAGGAGCCACTGTGGGCAAACTCGAGGTCGAGTTCGACCTTGACCTCCTCGTCGCTCGCGAGCGGGATCTCCTCGGGGACCAGGCGAGTCAGCAGCGTGTCGTCGGTCGCGTCGGCACCAATCTCGGCGACGGTACTCTCGAGCTCGTGCCACTCGAAGACGGCCGCGGCACGGAGCGTCTGGTCGTCGGGTTGGGTAATCCACGCGTCGACGGCCTCGACAGCACTCCCGAGTGAGGTATCGGTCGTCGAGGGATCGGTCCCGTCGGTGCCGGTCGCGAGCGTGTCCAGTGCCGTGCCCGTTCCGTCGAGGGCTTCCGCGAGCGCGAGTCGCCCGTTGGCGGTGAAGACGCCATCACCGGCGTCGAGCGTCTGGATCTGCGTCCAGTCCGTGCGCCGATCGCCCAGCACGCCCTGGTTGACTCCGTGTTCGGGCCCGGGGTGGTTGACGACGAGCCCGTCCCCGAGGTCTCGTCGATAGATCGTGGCCGTCGTCGTGATCTCGACCGCCCCGGCCGGCGCTTCCAGCGAGCGGCGACGAGTGGCTGCGACAGCGTAGTCCTGACCTTCGAGCCGGACGGCTGTTTCGCGGTTCTTCCGGATCTCGTCTTCGATGCGTCTTCGGACCATGAGTTAGAGCCTGACGCGAACGGTGACGCCGCCCGACGTCCCGATCGCGAGCGTGTAGAGGCCGGTCGCCGGCGCGGTCCAGTCAAACGGCACAGTGCGCGTGTCGCTGGCGGCGAGAAAGCCCGTCTTGCGATCCTCGACCTGAGAGTTGACCAGCAGCGGGACCGTGAAGTCCGAGAGGTCGTCGCTGGTGTTGTTCGTGACGTCGGCGCTGACGGTGATCGTGTCGCCGACGGTGATCTGCGTCGAGGAGGCGCTGATATTCGAATAGGTGATCGCTGACTGGTCCTCGTCGTCGACGCCAGCCGCGCCGGCGATCTCGTTGAGGACATCCGCTCCTCGCAGCGTGAGTGCCCCATCCGGGATGGACGTACCGTCGATCGCGAGCGAGGAGACGTCCCACAGTCGCAGTGCTGTGTCGGCCGTGGGATCGCCGGCCTCGGTCAGCTGTTCGGCCCACGAGAGCAGGCGCTGGAGGGGCGTGTCATCGGAGAGGATCTCCATGTCGAACTCCGCGAAGTCGGCGAAGCGCTGCTCGACCTTGTTCCGGAAGTTCGTCGCTTCGCTCGACGAGAACCCGTTGTTGGACAGGTAGGTCTCGAAGTCCGCGAACGACGACCAGCTCGAGCTATCGTCCTTGAACGTCTGGCCCGGGTCGAACGTGATCTGGAGCAGCTGGATGTGTCGGTCCGCCTCGACGCTCGTGAGGCCCTGGTTCGTGAGGTAGGTCCGGTAGGCGTCCCACGTCGACTGATTGCCGACGCCGGTCTGGTAGTCACTCCACGACGAGATGTTGTCCTCGAGGTCGGTCCGCGTCCGAGAGGCGTCGTCGTCAGTGATCTCGCCGACCTCGGTGTACCGCGCAGTGAGCGTCGACTCGTAGTCGGCGTAGTCGCTGCGGGCCTGGACGAACGTGTCGTAGCTGGGGTAGCCCGAGAGCTTGGCCCGGAGGTCCGCGACCTCCTCGGCGATCTCGCTGCGACGGGTGGCCTGCTCGCGCAGGCCGGCCCAGGTCTCTTTGGTGGCTGGATCGAGGTCTGGCATGGTGGATTAGGTCTACGTGGTCGCGCTGCTGGCCGTGATCGTAACGTGGCTTCGCGGATCGTCGCCGTCGACGCTATCGACCGTGAAGATCCCGTTGAGGTCGAGCCGCGGCCAGTCGACGGGGATGAGGTCCTCGGCAGAGAGGCGCTGGTAGCGCTCGTCGAGGATCGAGAACGTAATCGATCCGTCGTCGAAGGCGTTGTCCGCCAGGAACCCCTCGCCGCGCTCGCGGGCCTCTGCGGCAGACTGGATCGACTTATCGACGATCGGCTCTCGTCGTGGGACTGGTCCGTAGAAGCTGATCGACGTCGGCTCTCGGACGGTGACGCCGACACCGTCGGCACCCTGGACCTCGACGACGTTGCGGACGGCTTGGTAATCGCGATCGTCCTCGACGTCGAAGACGGGCTGGTCGGTCGAAATCTCCAGGCCCTGGCTCCCGCCCGAATCCGTGAACTGCAGGTCTTGGTCGTCGACCCACCATTCCCGGTCGGCCTCGGTGGCCATCACGTTCAAAAACTGCCCGACTGGGACGTCGACCCGCCGGCGGATCGAATCGCTGGTGGCTTCGACGCCGTTGGTCGTGAGGTCGTTGTCGCGGTTGACCCGGTCGAACGGGATCGTGTGGGCGTTGTCGATCATGATCCCCGTCGGCGCCGTCAGTGAGGCACGTGGCGAAAAGCGATACTGGAGCGTCCCCGTCTGGGAGACCTGCCCGTCGGTGGTGGCCTCCTCGGCTGGGAGCTCGAGCGTTCGGAACGTCGACGGCGTCGTCGGTTCCCAGAGATAGGTCGTCCCGCCGGGCGTGACAAGTTCGATCTCAGTGTCCCAGCCGGCGCCGCGATCGTTGACCAGGAGCCGGGTCTGCAGGCTAAAGATCCCATCGCGGATCTGGTCAGTGGTGACGTTGGAGTAGGTGGCCGTGAGCGTCTGGGAGTGTCCCTCGCGAGCGGCTAAGAAGATGTTGTCCGTCCCCCAGTTGTACAGCCCGGCGCGCGTTCCGGCGTAGAGCTCGGCGACCGGCGCGCGGAACGACCAGTCGGTCGTGCTCGAGCCCACGTGGATCGGCGTGAGGTTGCGCTGCTCGGTCTCAGTCGTGGCCGCCAGCGTGACGCCCTCCGAGCGCGGGACATCGTAGAAGACGGTGTGCAGCGGACTCGCCCGGAGCTCGCCACGGTACTCGATCGCCCGAATCGTGCGCCAGCGCCCAGTCACGGACTCGCCGTCGACGTAGCCCGTCCAGTCGGCGCCGGGCTGGGGGATGGTGACGGTGGCGCCCGGGCTGGTCAGTGATCGGACTGTCGGGGAGTCCTGGACGACGATCTCGGCGCGACCGAGCGTGCCGCTGGAGTTGTCCGTCGCCTGGACCTGTCGGACGCCATCCAGCTGGGTGCCGTTGATCGTGACCATTTATCCTGAGAAGAGACTGTTGAAGTTGTTCTGCATCGTCCCACTGAGGTTGTCCGCCGCCTCCTGAGAGGTCAGTTTCTCCTGGGCGATCCGTTCGAACTCGCGCTGGAGTTCTTGCACCTGCTGAGGTGAGATCTCGCCGTTCCCGCTCGCGTCGATCGGGGCGTTGACTGTGACATTTGTCGTCGAGTTCGTCTCAGAGCTTGACGTCGGGTTGCCAGACGTCAGGTAGTCGGCGACGGTGCTCTGGGTCTGACTCATCCCCGCTCGGCGCGCCTCTGCGTCGGACGCGCCGATGTTGCGAGCCACAGTTTCGCGGGCGTCGTCGAGGCCGGTCGTCGTTCCAGCCGGTTCGTATCCTGTCAGCGCACGGGTGCTGGTGGATCCGCTGCCAGTGTCCCCAGCGAAGAGGTCGGCGTCGGCGGGTGTGATTCCTGTGACGTTGCGCAAGACTCGTGAACGCTGCTGCCACACCTGATCGAACTTGTCGCCAGCTTCGCCGAAGTCGAGTGACCCCAACTCGGGAAGCGTGGCCGCGATCGAGAGCCCAGGGATGAAGTTGGCTGCGTCACCGATTTCCTCACCGAACGGCAGCGACTGGCGGGCGTCCTGCCCCGTTGACTGGAGTTGATCATCGACGCCGAAAACGTCGAGCAGCCCCGCACCACCGAGGCCGAGCAGCCCTCCAGTAGCGACTGGATTGCTGGCTGCTAAACCCGTGAGGCCGCCACCGCCCCCGACGCTGCCGAGTGCGCTTTTGAGGCCGAGGCCGGCGAGGATCCCACTGCCACCACCGAGCAGGCCGCCACCGCCCCCACCGCCGCCCCCACCGCCCACACCACCGTCGAGTTCGTCGAGGATATCTTCGAGGAGTTGTGTCTGGTCGCCAAGTTCGTCGACGGCAGCACCGCCAGCGAGTCCGGCACTGGAGACCCCACCATCCGGCCGGGCCGCGCGCCCGTTTTCGATCGAGACGTTGACGCTCCCGATCCCGTCCTGGATGTCGCGACGTGCCTGTCGGAGCTCGCGCTCGGGGATGGTGATGCTCAGTTCTGCACCAGTTTCGAAGTCTGTCATGATAGGAGTATGAAATTCGCGTAGTGGATGAGGTCACCCTCAGCCCACTGCCGCACCTCGCGTGGGTCGTGCCCGTCGGCGACCGCCGCTGCCACGGCGAACTGGACCAGCGCCTCGTGGTCCGGGTCCGCTGGCTCGCCGGCAGCGAGCCGCCGGGTCGTCCTCAGTTTCCCTCGTTGAGGTCGTTGAGATCCTCCTGCTGGCGATCGAGATAGTCCGTCAGTGCTGGCGGTAGGGCCCCGACGAGCTCGTAGCGCTCGCGAAGATTCTCACCGCCCTCGAGCCAAGGGGCGTCGACGATCGCCGCGGCCAGCAGCCAGTCGGTGAGCTGGTTGTTGCCCAGCTGGCCCATCGTCTGCCGGTTGGCCGTGTCCAGCGTCCGCGATCGCTTCGCCGTTGAGAACGCCTCGATCGTCAACTCGGCGTCGTCACCGAACTCACTGATCGCCCACTGCAGGGCGTCGCGTTGGTCGGCACGGTTCGACCGTCGCACGCGTTTCTCGGCGAGCGCCTGCTCGTCGACGTCGGCGGCGTCCTCCAGGTCGGCGATCTCCTCGTCGAGGGCGGCGATCTCCTCCTGGACGTCTTCGAGGGTGCCCTCAAGACGATACGTCCGGCTCGGCGGGTAGTTGATCTCGGTGCCAGTCATGCTGTCGGATCACTCCCGGTCGTGCCCGTCGCGAGTAACGACACTGCCTCCTGCAGTTCGGCGTCGTTGTTCACCAGATCCTGCCAGTTGTAGGTGTCCGGCTTCACAGTGCTGAAGTCGTAGCTGGCGCGCTCGGTCCCGGCGGCGCTGAACGTGAGCGAGCCCGTGACGCTGTCGACGGTTTCCTGGATCGTCGAGACGCCGGCGCTCCCGAGGATCCGCTCGTAGAGGTCGGGGCCGTCGTAGATCACGTTGATGTCGGCCGACGCCTGGACGTTGCCGGCGACCGCCTCGACCGGCTTTTGCTTCGCGCCACGAATGAGTCGTGAGATGTTCTCGAACTGCAGTGTCGCATTCTGCAGGTACTCGTCCAGCGACGTCGACGCCAGCGAGACGCTGGCCCCGTGTCCGGGGACCTCATTGCCGGCGCTCGTGTCGGCGATCGTCCCCGGCGTGATCGAGGTGTTCTTCTCCTCGTCGCCGTAGGCACCGGTCATCGTGACGGTGACCATCTCTGTCGTGCCACTGTACTCGACGTTGCACGTCGCCGGGGCCCAGCCTTTGATCTGGCGCTCGGTCGTGCCGCCGACGTAGTCGACACCGAGATACCACTCGGCGGAGTTCGCGAGGCCACTCGTGAAGCCGGTGAACGAGTCGTTGAACAGTAGGCGATGGTACTCATCGTTGGTGAGTGTCCACTGCAGACCGAGAGCGCCCTCGAGCTGCTGGGCGAGGTAGTTCTGAGCCTCGACGTCGGTGGGGGCCAAGATCTGCAGCAGATTGCGTGATAGTTCAGCGTCCTGTACTGTGACGTTCGTGCCCGGCAGGCGGTAGGTTGGAGACGTGCCGGTCCCGCCGAGATACGATTGCTCGGGGGCCCAGGCGACGGTCGCACTACCGGCTCCGGATGGCATTGGGTCCTCCTGTCATGGGTCTGTGGTCTGTGTGTTACTCTTCGGAAAGCGTGATGTCGTAGGAGTAGGCGACGTCCTTGCCGGGGACGACCTGCTCGACGCTGATGTCCTCGGCGATGACGTACGTCCCGTTGACCGGGTCGGCGACGTTGTTGCCGGCGCTGTCGACGGCCTGGACGGTGAGCTCGGTCGTGCCGGCGTCGGCTGCGATCGAGCGGAGTCGGTCGGCCAGCGCCGATGCTTCTGACCCTAACCACTGGCCGTTGAAGTTGATCTGGCCCGGCGCGAGCCCATCGGCAGCCGTGGTGGGGGCAACCTCGGGCTCGAAAGTCTCGATCGCGGCGCCGTGCTCTTGCTCACGAGTTAGTGGCCCCAGCGAGTCGCCGTAGCACCGGACGCCATCAAGCGCCGAGTCGTTGGGGACGAGATCGTAGTCGGTCATAGATCAGGGTGCGAGGGAGTGGATCGCCTGGGAGAGGTCGGCTGCGTCGCGCCAGGCCAACTGCGGCCGGAAGCTACTCGGCGTGCCGTCCTGGCCGAGATCGGCCACGAGCTGCATCTCGCCGGGGACGACGCTCTGGGGCGAGAATTGGCCGGCCGAAGAGTACTCGCCGTACGAGAGGGTGGCCGGACTCTGGCCGTCGATGCCGGCCGTCGCGAGTGATTGGCCGAGCACGTTGAGCTTGGTGATGACGTCGTCGCCGTCGGCCGCCGAGCCCCACTGGTCGCTGGAGCCTTCCCACTGGGTAAACTCGATCGTCCAGGTCCGGACCCGGGCGCCCGATCCCACGAACGCCGAGGCAGTGTCGTTCTCGACGACGCCCGTCTTCTCGGCGAGGGTCCTGAGGGACTGAAACCCGTCGAGCAAGTAGAACGGTTGTTGGGATTCGGTGACGACGAGATTGCCGTGCCCGACGAACGTGTCGCCGTTCGGCAGCTCCATCTTTACCTTGTCGAAGCTACTCATACTGAGGACAACTCCTCGTAACCGTCGAAGGTGACGTCGAAGGTGTACTCGTAGAAGTCCATGTACTCGTCTGAGTTGTCGCTCTCGAGATCAACCTGTAGCGAGGGGTAGTACTCATCGCCCTGGTCGAGTGGGAACTCGCGATCGGCCTGGATCAACCGCCGCGCCTCATCGACGAGCGACAGGAACTCTGCGTGGTCGGCGATGTCGCCGTGCTCGTCTTCGTGGACCGCCTGGATCGTCACGCCGACGGCGTCTTCGACGTCGTAGTCGTACTCGGTGCCGATCGGCGTCTGCTGGCGATCGGGGCCGTTGCCGACCTTGATAATCGACGCCTGGGTGTGATCGAAGTCTTTCGTCCGGTCACCGGCTGAGTAGTTCCCGGGCGCGTTGGCGTAGAAGGCGGCGTCGTTCTTGTTGATGAGCGCGGGCTTCGGGCTGTAGTTGTTCGTATCCCAGGCGTCCAGGACGGACAGCACGTGGGTAGTGAGATCCAGCATCTGTCAGGCCTCCAGGATCCGGCGGAGCCCACGGATTGAGTCGCGGATCGCTCGGGATTCGGGGATACCCGGGTGTTCGACCTCGGGGAAGAACACGCGCCAGCCCTTCTGGAACTGGCCGCCTGACCCACGGGCCTGTTCGAACTCCTCTTTGACCCACTCGGGGACGTTCTCACCACTCCAGACGAACGACAATACGGGCTTTCCGTTGATCGTGTGCGGGCTGACGCCGAACTCCCAGCGCGCCATCTGCTCGGACGTCCAGCCGACGCGAACAGTCACGCAGTTGTCGGTTCGCTGGACTCGGGGCGTGCCCAGCGACTCGATCGTCGACTCGACCGAATAGCCGTGGCGGCGGCCATAGGCGCGGAGGTTCGCGTGGACCAGCTCGATGAACTCGAAGATGAGGTTAGCCTCTTCGCCGACCAGCGTCGTCTCGACGTCGTCCAGGAGCGCCTCGCGCAGGTCACCTTCGAAGGTGGTCGAGAGGGTCGTCACGTCAGCGCCTCCAGCAGCGACTCGTCAGTGTCTCGCAGGTACGTCCCGAGGTGTTCCTCGGCGTACCCGCGCAGCTCTTCGGCTTTCGTCTCGACGTTGTACAGCGTGGCGTTAGTCGGGATCTCGATGACAGCCTCCTCGACGAGCGCGGCCGCAGCGAGTGAGGCGACGCCACGGCGGACGTTGCTCGGGATGCCGGCGTGACCGTAGTCGAAGTCGACGTACACCGCGTTCGAGAGCGACGCGATCTCGTCGGCCATCGCGTGGACGTCCAAGTACAGCTCCGAGACGCCGCCGTTGTTGAGTCGGACCCAGTAGTCCTTCCCGCGGTTTGTCAGGCCGACACCGCCGTCGTAGTCGTTGCTGTCGACCCAGTCGTCGTAGCCGCCATCGGCGTTGATCACCAGCAGCTGGTTCAGCGCGTCGACATCTTTTCGAGCCATCGTGATCCGCGTGTAGGCGGGTGTGGTGTCGTCGACCGGCGGCTCGAGTGACTGTGCATCGCCGGTCGCGATGCGGATCTCGCGCTTGGGGTCACGATAGGATCGACGCCGGCGTTCGTAGCGGGGGCCTGACTCCAGCAGCGCGTCGCTGTTCTTCCGGAAGCGATAGCGCTCCTGCTCGCTGGCGCCGTGGACCAGCCCGCCGTGAGTAGGGATATCGTGCTCGTCGTCGCGGGTCTTCGTCGACTGTGGGATCGTGACCGCCGAGGCCTCGTCGAGGATGTCGTCACCATCCTCGGCGTACCAGTGCCGATCGAGCGTCTTCTCCAAGGGCTCGGTCCACGCCGTGATCGCGTCGACAGCGATGTCATTGTCGGCGTCGACGTCACCCGGGAGGTTGGCCTTCCGAAGCGCCCGGCGGACGTCCGCGATCGTGCAGTAGCCTTCAGTCATGTCAGAATCCCTCGTTGACGTTGACGACACCCTCCTCGTCGGTGGGTGCACTGCCACCTGCAAACGGTTCGATCATCACTGCGACAGGCCGGTCGCGGATAAACGGTGAGGATCGGAAGCTGGTGGTGGTGGGCTGAACACGGCCACCTGGCGGGCCGCCGCTACTGGTGGCTTGGACGACATCGCCGTCAAGGCCGATGCCTGTCGTGGCGTCGACCTCCAGACTCTCGTTGACCTCGATTTTCGTTTCGTCGGCTGGCGTGGTCGTTCCGTCGAAGTCGCGATCGGGGCGCGACCAGTTGGCGTCGCCACCGTTGGCGGTGACGTCTGGGTCGACGATGAACCAGACGTGAGCAGTGTTGTCGACTGAGAGGATGACGTCCAGGACGTCCAGCCGAGTCCCGCCGCCACTATCTGCCCGGCGGATACCCACCAGACAAGTCGGCGACCCGGCCGTCTTTTCGAGGTCGAAACAGTGTTGGGTGCCGCGCTCAGGCCCCTTGTTGGTTCCGAAGCGACTGAACTGTCGCTCCGTCACGAACAGCGAGTCTGCCGTTGCCGTCCCGTCGTTGTCCAACTTTGCGAAGATGGGTTGGTTGAACTGTTCGAGGACGTTCTCGGTCGTGGGATGAAAGACGAACGGGTAGAGCTTTTCGACAGCACCTTGAGCCGTCAGATCGACGAACCACGGCGCGAACCCGCCACCACCGTACAGCACGAAGTCGAAGCCGAACAGTCCAAGAACCGGCGTCGATATATCTGCCTCGCTGGGCCCGTTACCGTCCAGTTTGTCGAAGCCGGTCACGACGCCGACGACGTTGTCGTTCTCGTCCTTGACGATCTCGCGGTCGGTTGTCGAACCCCACAGCGAACGTGGGATTGTGGTGTCGACACCACCCTTCTGGCGGACCACGGCGTACGAGCCGTCGCTCTGGAGCTGCCAGCGAAACCCATCGGCGAACGCATCACCGCCGTAACCCCATTCGGCGAGGCCGACTGGGTCGGACTCTTTCTCGACCTCCATGCCGATTCCGCCAGGGAGGCCGGCAGCGTACTCGCCGATGCTGGCCGTCTCCAGGGCTTGCGTGTCCGTTCCAGTAGCAGTGGTCGTCACCTCGAATCGCCCAGCGGCAAAGGCGACACTTGCGTCGCCGGGTTTGACGTTTCGAAGCTTGGTATCGGACTGGGAGTTGTTCTCGAACTGAACAGTGACCTCCTCGGTTCGGATCGCGTTGTTGAGATTCAGCGGGCCGAAAAACGATTCGGCCAGCACATCCGAGACGGTCTGACCGTCCAGTTTACTCGAGACCATCTCACCCTCCAGTCATCAGCGTGATCGTTGCCTGGTCGCCGTTGCCACCTGTCCCACTCGAACAGCGGATCCGCACCTCGTGGGCTGCTGTTTCGACGTCGTCGTCATGGTCCGCACTGCCGCTGTAGGTCGTGCCAGCGTCCTCGATCCACGACCCTCCACGCTTGCGGACGTCCCACTTGTACTCGGCCGTGGCGTCGGCTCGGATGTGGACCGACACGAACGCGTGGCCGGCCAGCTCCAGGGCGACAGCGTTGCCGCTGTTGTCGATGTCGATCGTCTCCTCGGTCTCGGGTGGCACGAGTCAGTGTCCTCCAGATCGCCGTGTCTCAATCGCTTCGTGGACGGTCGTTCGGTCTTTGCCGTGCGTCTCGGCACTCTCGATCTCGTCGAGGACGTGGTCGTAACTGCCCGTCGCGAGTCGGTCCTGGACTTCGCCGACTGTGAGGTCGCTGAGCTCGTCGCCATCGGGGAAGGCATAGGCAGTGACGACGTCGTCCGCATCTTCGCTGCCGTCGTCGACGAGCTCGAAGTCGCCGCGCTCCTCGACGAGGTACTGGGCGTCAGCGGTCGACACCTCGGCGCGATCTCCGGGCGCGAACTCGCCGATGCCGCGTACCCGGACCGTCCCGCCGGACGTCTTCTCAACGACCGGCATGATCAGGCACTCCCGGTCGCGACGACGACCCAGCCACTGGCCGTGCCGTCCGTGTTGAGGAGTGTCGCTGTCGCGCCGGCGCTGGTGATGTTACTCGGCCCGGTCCCGACGAAGTCGGCATCGTCGAACGACAGGGTCGGCGTGTTCGCGCCGCCGTTGTGGACGATCGTGACGAGGTGCCCCTGCCGTTCGTTGTTCGAGAGGTCGAGGGTGTTCGTCCCGTCGGGGTTGATGACAGCCGTCCGTGTGTCTTCGCTGGGGGCGACGGCCGCGCCGTTTGCGGGCGACAGCGTCTCGGCGTAGGACCCGTCACTGCCCTCGAAGTAGTCGCGGACCCGGGCGTTCGTGGTGGGCTCAGTCATCGGAGATCACCCGATGTTCGTGATGAGCGTGCCTGCCTGGAGCTCCGCGATCTGGAAATCGAACTGGCCTTCGAGCCAGTTGCGCGAGTGGAGGCGGTCCTCGTGGACCTTGTCGGTGTCGGTGGTCTGGTCGAGCTCCATCTCCTCGTAGAGCCCGAACTTGAGGTTCTCGGGATCAGTGAACATCCCGTAGGAGTCCGGCCAGCCGTTGACACCGACGACGTCGTAGCTGAACGGCGTGATGTCGCTGTCGCCGAAGACGACCGCCGAGCCCAGGGGATCTTCGCGCTCGGTCAGCGAGAAGACGTACTCCTGGAGCTTGTCCGGCGACATCATGAAGACCGGGTCGACGTCGTTGCTGTTGCGATAGCGGGAGTCCAGCGTCTGGATCGCCTCGTTGAACATCTGCGTGTCCGGCGCCGCCGACGCCTGGTCGTAGACCGGCATCGTCGAGAGCTGGCCGCCGGCCGTCTCCTCGAGGCCGATCCGATCGGACGCGCCGTCCTCGCCCTCGGCGATCGCGATCCAGCCGTTCCAGGTGTCGTCGAGCGTCGAAGAGGTGACCGCCGAGAACGACGACTGGAGGTTGCCGGTGTCGGCGTTGGCGCGGATGCCGATCAGCCCGATGTCGTTGCCCCACCGCTGGACGAACTGATCGACGATGTAGTCGCCGAACTGGTCCGGGCCGTAGTGGGTGTTCTTGAGGGCGTCGCGCGTCGGCTCGACGAGGATGTAGTACTGCTTGTCCGTCGCGTTGAACTTGACGTACCCCGAGTCGACCGCGGAGTTGCTCGTTCGCGACCCTTCTTCGTTGCGCTGCTGGCCCGAGAGCTGGGGGACCCCGAACTGCGGGACCTCCATCTCCAGGCGCGGGATGGTCATCGTGTCGGCCATCCCGAGGATGTTGATCTGCTTCTGCATCCGCTCGAGGAACTCCTCGGTGACGTCGACCGGAAGCTGGAAGCCGTCCAGCGTTGCGAGGTCGACATCCTTGTGGGACGTCCCTGCGAGTTCGTTCTGGCGTCGGACTGCGTCGATGGTGTTAGTGCTCATGTATAGTCACCTCAGGAGAGGGCCTTGCCCAGGTCGCCGAGTCCGCCGTCGTCGCTGTCGCCGTCGCCCTGGTCAAGCTGCTGGCTGCCGGCTGCCTCGCGCGAGATCGCGTCGAGGCGCGCGTGCAGCGCCTCGATGTCGGCCTTGGTGGCGGCGGCCTCGGTGCTGCCGCCTTTGCTGGATCCATCTTCGTCGTCCTCGAACCAGCTCAGGGCCTCCTCTTTGGAGACCTCCGCGACGCTGCCGTCAGGGAGCTCGACCTCGGCGGTCTTGTCAGCGTCCGGGTCGTCGGCCTCGACGGCCTCGGTGAGGCTCTTGACGGCGTCGGTCAGTTCGTCGATCTGTTCTGCGTTCTGTTCGGCGAGTTCCTTCGCATCGGAGTCGCCATCGTCGGTGGGATCGTTGCTCATGTCTGTGGAGTCCGGCGTCTCGCCGCCGGTTGCGTTCTCGGTTGTCGATTCCTCGTCGTCCTCCTCGTCGTCACCATCATCATCATCGTCGTCGTGATCGCCCGCCCACTCGCGAGCGTCGTGCTCGGAGAGGTCGAAGTCGACGTCGTCGCGATCGGTGAAGCGCGTCATGCCGTGGTCCATCCCCGAGTCTTCGAGGACGTCCAGGCCGGCATCGATCGACGCCATGATCGACTCGCGGTTGGACGTCGACAGCGTCCGGCCAGCCTTCTCACGGGCGGGGTCGTCGGGCGACTCCGCAGCCCCATCCGACTCGCCGCCGGACAGAACCGACACCGCCGCCTTGCCCACGCGCTCGAGGAGGGAGTCTTTGCCTGGGTCGCCGGCGCCCTCGATGTCGATCGCTTCGTTGAGGACGTCCCAGAGGCGTTCGGCCTCGGCCTCGCTGTGGCCGCGCTCCATCGCCTCGTCGATGAATCCGTCGCGGTTGCCCAGGTGCTCGGCCAGGCGCTTCTCGGCGTCGGCCTTGGTGTCGAGGATCTGGGCGTCCGGAACGGCAGGGATGTCGACGGCACTGACCTCGCGGATGAGCCCCTCGGTGAGCTCCCAGATCAGTGCCTCCTCGTCGAGGTCGTTCGGGACGGCGACGTCGTCGACGGCTTCGTCGCCCTGGTCGTACGGGCCGTTCCAGTCGACGTTGACCGCGCCGATCGAGTAGCCCTCCAGGATGCCGTCGTCGACGAGCGACCAGAGGTCGTCATCATCGAACTGCCACTCCTGGACCCACGCGCCCTCGGGGGCGGTGGTCCCGCCGATCTCCTGCGTCTCGTCGAGGACCTCGTTGCGCTCGAGGTGCATCCACTCGGAGGGCCAGGCGGCGTGCATGATGCCGCCGTCACCTTCGCCGGCGTCGACGAAGTTGGCGAACTGGTCGGCGAACTGCCGGATGGTGTCCTCACGAGCGAAGTCGTGCTGGAGATCGGCCTTGTCCGGCACCATCACGATGCCGACCGCTCGCTGCTCGTCTTCGTCCTTGGTGGTGAACTGGACGTCTTTCCGGAAGGCCGACCCGCCAGCCTTTGTCACGGGCGGCATGGGTCAGCCCTCGTCGTCCTGTACATCGTCTTCGTCATCGGCGGCGTCAGCGTCGGCGTCCTTCGTTTTGTCGAGAGCCTTGGCTCGACCGGTCGAGAGGACGCCGCGCTTCTCGCCGCGTTCACTGTTGTCTGTCATAGGTGGTCGAAAATCCGTTCTGACCCGGTCGAACCTCACCAGGGGAGTCGGGCGCTCCCTGGATCATCGGTCGGTGCCTACTCGACGCCCCGGTCGGGTTCGACATCTTTCTCGCCCAGTTTAGGGTCGCGATCGACAGCATCGGAGAGCAGTTCGTCGAAGTGTTCACGGACGTCATCGAGGGTTTCCTCGGGCCCGCCTTCGACACCGAGGTTAAGGTCGTAGTGATCGATCCATATTTTGGGCTTCCGCTGGTCGCTCATATCTCAGACGGCACCCCCTCCGGGACGTCCTCGGGATCGGGCGAGGGGCCCTCGGGCAGCCGGTCGTGGAAGTTCGTGATCTCGATGTAGGCGTAGTCCAGCCGGATCGAGTCATAGTGATAGGAGCCAGCGCTCGCAGCGTTGACCAGCCCCGACCACTCCGCCGCTGGGACGTCGACGTAGGCGTACAGTGAGTTGGCGCCGTCCTCGCGGATGAACGAGAGGAACAGCTCTTGCGTGCCGAAGTCGTACAGGCCCTCGTCAAGATTCGAGCTGTCGAACTGCGTCTGTTCGATGGGGTCCTTGGTGGCGAGATCAGCCTCGACCTCGTCCCAGTCACGCTCGCCGATCTTGTTTCCCGGCGGTGGCGCGGCCTCGGCACGCTCGACGGCGCCGGACTCGGGTTGCTGGCCGACTGGCTGGGTGTCGCTGCCGACATCGGCGACCAGCGTCTGCCCGTCGACGGGATGATCCTCGTCGAGCGGCTCCTCGCCGATCATCTCCAGGGCCCGGTCGATCGGGATGGCGCCGCGGACGGCCTGGATCTTCCGCCGGGCGACGTCGGCGTCCTCCTTGGGAATGTCGGCCCCGCGGAGCTCGTACTCGATCGTCCAGTCGGTGACGCCCAGCGCCTGCTGGTGGATCAACCGGTAGAGTCGCTGGGCGAACTTGTGCTGTTCCGGCGCGACGACGTTGTTCGCGAAGTCCGCGACCTGCTCCTGGGAGTTCGAGCGATTCGATGTCTCGGTGACGCCGATGAGGATGGGCGGCACCTCGTGCACCTTGGCGATCTCGTGCTCGTTTTTCTCCCGGAACAGCCGGAAGTCCATCTCCTCGCTGATGCCCTGGCCCAGTGGCTCCAGCTCGATCTCGACGTCTTCGTCCAGCTGGGCCTGGAACTTCTCGACCTCGAGGATGACCGCGCGATGACTCTCCTCGCGAAGGCCGTGGAGCATCTGCCGAAGGTCGTTCTTGGACTCCTCGGTGAGCTCGCCGCCAGTCACCTTGATGACGAACCGCGGGATCGTGTCGTTGTCGAAGAACTCACGGTTGTAGTCCTTGGCCGCCTCGTCGGCCCCGATCGTCCGGATGGCGCTGACCCAGTCCGGGACGCCGTAGTCCTGCTCGAGCGGCGAGGGGTTCCGAATGAAGATGAGCTCATTCGCGGGCCCGTTGTCCAGGCCGTCGGCGTCACCGATCGCGATGTCGCCCGTCTCCCGATCGACGTAGATGGGCTCGCGATCGCTCTCCCCGTCGGGTTTGTAGGTGACGCGGACGTCGTCCCCGTCGCCGGTGATCGTCGGCTCCATCCCACGATAGCGGTCGCCCGCCTCGCCGAAGTATCGACGCTGGCCATCCCGGATCTGGACATAGCCCCGACTCGCGTAGTCGGCTGACTCGGCACCGACGAACGTCCCCTCTTCGGGGTGGCGCGGCTTGTCGAAGCGACTCTGTGGTTTTCGGACGCGGATCGTGTTGGCCGGGACGTGTGCCAGCCCGATCGGGCGGCCCTCCATGTTGGTGAGGATCTCGAGGGCACACCACCCGACCGAGTGGTAGTCCTGGCGAGCGAGTTCCTTCACCTCGTGGGGTGTCGTGGGCTCGGCGGACTGATGCGGGCCCGTCTCCCAGCGCGAGGTCGGGCTGCGCCAGAACTGTCGGGCGACGGTGCGCTCCTGGTCGTCGGCCTCCTCGGCGTCGACGTCTGCATGAGGCACGATCTCGAAGCCGAAGCCCACCTCGTAGCGAGCCTTCTTGCGGACAGCCGTGGCGTGCGTCTCGTTGAGCTCGAGAAACGACGCCAGCCGATCGGGATGGTAGGGCGGCTTGACGCCCGTCCCGACTGTGTGGATGCGGCGGTCGGCCAACTGCTGGCTGTTCTGGGCCTTCGAGAGTGTGGTGTTGCCGCCGATACCCTCGACGTTGACCTTTGCGCTATTGTCTGAATCTGACATCTATAGATAGCTCACTCCTGAACTGTCGTCGTCGGCATCTTCGAGCGCTCCCATGCCCTCCAGGCGACGGATGCCCTGCTCGGCCATGTACCAGGCCGCGATCAGGTCCGGGGTGTGGCCCTCCAGGCGGCCGTTCTTGAGCGTCAGCGACATCGCCGCCTGGATGAACTCCTCGGTGCCGTTGTGCCCGCGATAGAACTGGATCGAGCCGTTCTCGACGAGCCGGCGGAGGCGTGGGATGCCGTTCTCCCAGCTGTGTTTCTTCCCCGTCGTCGGGATGCCAGTCACCTTCGCCCGCAGCGACGCCGAGAACTCGAGGGCATCGTTAGCGACGTACTGCTGCATCCCGTTGGACTCGATCACCACGACCGCCGGGTCGTAGCGCTCGTCCAGGTCGGCGAGCGTCGCCTTCACCCGCGACGGACTCATCCCCTGCTCGGCGACGGCGTCCAGGAGCGTCCGTCGGCCGTCGCGACCAACTTTGAACGCCACGAACGCTGCATCGTCACCGGTCGGAGATTGCGCTGGGTCGTGGGCGACGACGATCTGCTCGCCGGCGCCGGGCGTCAGCTGTCGCGGCGGGGACTGCCCCCGAATCGAACAGCCACCGTCGTCGACGAGCTGGTTGACGTCGCTCTCGTCGATCAGGTTGCCCGACGCGCCCCGGATGACCATGCAGAACTCCCGCCAGAACAGGTGGCGGGACATCTGGTCGAACTTCTCAGCGAGGTAGGCGGGCCCCCGCGCTTCGGGCCAGAGGACGTGGACGTCGTCGTCAACGAGCGGGCGACCGTCGACCTCGGTGTAGAGCTCCTCGGGCGGACGACGGGCCTGCCAGGTGTCGTCGTCGCGGAACTCCCGATCCCACTCCTCGAGGACCGCTGGGTACTCAGTGAAATCGTAGGCGTCGCGATCGATCAGGTGCGAGTAGATGTCGTCCGGGCGCTTGCGCGTCCCGATGACGGCGGTCTTTCCGGAGTCCTTGACCATCGGGACGGTGACGCCCTCGATCCACTGCAGGATCTCCTCGGTGTCGCCGTCACCGCGCTCTTTGATGACGTCGTCGAGGATCAGCAGGTGCGAGCGGTCGCCCTCGATCGCCCCGAAGAGCCAGCCGGCGTACAGCGCCGACCCGTTCGCGAAGATCTTCGCCTCCTTGGTGTCCTGCTCGGGTGGCCGGTTGAGGTTGACCAGCCACGGGTTGCGATCGACGATCTTCCAAAACTCGGTGTCAGCCTTCTTGTGGGCCTGGCCCTGCGTGTTGGTGATCCAGTGGGCCAGAAAGCCGGGCTGGTACTCGAGGCAGGCGATGACGTACCCCAGCGAGAACGTCGTCTTCAGCGAGTCACGATGGGCCAGCATCCCGATGTTGTCGTCGCTGGCGAACTGCTCGGCCCAGTGGACGTGGACGTCGCCGATCGGGACGTGCGGATCCCGCTCGGCGGCCATGTAGCCCTCGGTCAGCCGGTTGAAGTAGACGTCCCACGGGCAGCCGTCGAAGGGGTTGAGGACCTCCCGCAGCGCGGCCGGGTCCTCCAGCTGGGCGACGACGTCGTCGGGGTCGACTTCACGTGTCGCCATCGTCGCCCTCCTGGTCGTAGCGTGCGGCCAGCAGTTCCCGAGCCAGTTCCTTGGTGTCGTCGTCGACGCCGACAGTCGACTCCGTTTCGAGTGAGCCTTCGAGTTCGACGCGATCCTTGTAGACGCCCAGGACGTCGCCCTTGGCCTGCAGGTGCTGGGTCTGTTCCTGGCGAGCCATCGCCTGGCCCTGGAGGTCGTCGACGTCGCGCTCGAGGCCGGCGAACTCCGTGGTGTATCGGGGCGAGCCATCCAGCGCCTGGATCGGGTACTGCTGGCCCTCCAGGACCTCGCGTTCCTCGTCGGTGAAGCGGATGATGACGTCCCGCTCGGTCGCCCAGTCCGGACGGGCGTCGGGATCCTCGACGAACTCCCAGGCGTTGACGATCTCCGTCTCGCGAGCGGTCTGGGTCTGGGGGACGACGCGCTTGATCGGCTGGTCCTCGGTCGCCTGAGATTCGGCCTCGCGAGCGCGCTGGAACATCCGCTCTTCGCGCTCGGCGATCTGCAGGCGAACGTTGGCGTGCTCGGCTTCGATCTGCTCGAGGACCTCCTCGGCCGGCTGCTCGTTGAGGTAGCGCCGGACCGTGCTCGTGGCGTAGTCGCCGATGCCCTCCTCCTCGAAGCGGTCCCGAATCTCCTGGGGGGAGAGATTGTCGAGGTAGTGCCACTTGAGGGCGAGTGTGACACGGCGATCTCTTCGGCTGGTCATCGTTCAGATACGTTACGCTGTTTTATGTATTTCAAATAGGGTCACGCCCACTCCGCCCGATCGACAAACGTGTCCGAGCACAGCCAGCGCCGACGCTCGCCCGACTCGGTCGGGTCCAGCAGCCAGCAGTCGTCGCCGACCACGTGCTCGGCGATGCGGGCGTCTCCAGCCATGGTCAGGATCGAATCTGTTTGAGTGCGGTGACAGTCTCGACGCCGAAGGCCCACACCGCGGCCAGGCCACTCGACAGCGCCAGCGCGGTGTAGAGGTCCTTCGACAGCGTCGCCTCCAAGTGGAGATCGTAGAGGATCGCGGTGCAGAGGGTGCCGATCAGGACGCCGGCGAGGACGTCGTTGGTCCACCGCCAGCGCACTGCCGTCGAGGTCGTCTCCTCGTCGCCGACCTGGTCGTCAGTCATCGGGATCACTGCCGGCCGACTGTGACTGTTGCTCCTGGGCTTCGGCGATCGCCTGCAGGAGGCTCGCGTAGTCGTAGACCTCGATGCCGTTGTAAGCGATCAGCGCGGCCAGACCGACACCCCCGAAGATGTGAACGTCGCCACCGTGGGAGATCGCCATCAACGAGATTGCGGCGATGGCGATGTTGACGACGATCGACCGGACGATCTTCAGCGACTTGAGCATCTTGAGATCACCGCCCTCGGACTCGATCGTCAGCCAGTCGTCGGTCAGTCGATCGCTGCAGTACCAGGGTCTCGTGCGTGCACTCATGGCTCATTCATAGCAGTTTGGCGATTGCGTAGCCGACGATCGCCCCGCCGATCACCTTCGATGGTTCGGCGGCGGCGTCGCGACGGATCCGGTCGATCGCCAGGACGAAACCGACGGTGAGGCCGTACAGCAGGGCGTCCCACTCTTGGTAGGTACTCAAAGGGCCGTCGTAGGACAGCGTGGCTTCGGTACTCATGTGTCGTATGGAAAAGGATGGGGGTGGGGGAATGGGGTGGAGGGCTGGAAGCCGAAGACGGAGGTCAGGGTCGGTGGACACGACTGCGGGGTCTCGCCGCGGCCGCCGGTCAGGGCTCCCGGTTGTCCCGGGGATCCTCCCTCGCGACGGCGCTGGTCGGTCCGGCTGGGAGTCGACATGCGAGCGCAGTGCCCGTCGATCAGGTCGTGTAGGCCGACGACAGTACCCATGTGCGATGCGGACCCTCGCCTCGGGCACGAGGCCCTCACTGGGTCATCGGGGTCTGGTTAGTCCGCGGTCGCCCGCTGGGTCGTCGCGACAGCCAGCCCGGCGTCGAGGCCGGCCTCGATCGCCCCATCGACGTTGGCGCCGGCGTCGTAGGCCTGGATCGCGTGGCCGACGAGCGTCTTCTGGGCGATGGTGACGCCCTTGCGCTCGAGCGTCCGGACAGCGTTCTGCAGGAGTTGTTTGAACCGCTCGCGGCTGAGTTCGGTGTAGTCCCAGACGCGATGTTGAACACGGTGAGACTCTACACCACATTGGCAAAACACGCCTTTACTCTCACTGGGCGTACGCGCCGGCCCGTAACCGATCTCAGTTGTCTCGCGTCGTCGTGTGTAGGTCGACTCGTAATCGCGACCGAAGCCAGACCGGGTAGGATCGACTCGCTCCTCGCGTATCAAAGAGAAACAGTTAGCACACACATCAGGAGCTTCGAGTAGATGTTCGTGGAAGGGTGTCGAGGACATGTGTCTAAGCTCACCTTACTTTCCAGGGAGTCGTGTCAGTCACGCTCGCCAGGCGCGGCTGTGGTCTGTCGTTGTCAGTACTACGGCCCCCACGCTTGGTAAGCGACCACGGTAGCGATCAATACGATCACTACTCAGATAGGAGATAGTATTCGCGCCGGCGGGCGTCAGCGGGATCGGGGTGGTGATCGACGTGGTCGGTGAGCTCGAGCTCGTACAGCGCCGACCGAACCGTGGGATTCGGAAGTTTGGTGCGGTCCTCGATCGCCTGCTGATCGAGCGCCTCGTCGGCGTCATCGAGGACGGCCCAGACGAGTTTCACTGACGGCGGTGCGTCTTGGAGGGTGTCCGGCACGGCGATCTGGTTAGTCATCGTCTCGAACCTCCCGGACGAGTCGTGCGATCCGTTCGATCTGTTCGGGGTCGTACTCGTGATCGTTCATGTAGGCGACGACAGCCCGCAACTCGGATTCGGCGATCGGCGTGTATCGTAGCGTGCCCACAGCGTCACGCCACCGACAGAGATCGCCTCGCTCACGACCGGCCCGCAGTGCGTTGTCGACGTCGTCAGTCTCGAAGGGGCCGTACGTGCCCGCCAGTGAGACGTACAACTGTCGCTTGCGAGCCCCGGGGCCCTGGACGTCGTTACACCGCGCTCGGACGGCGCCCACGACCATGTCGTAGATCCGCTTGGAGGACGGCCCTTCTGTGTCCGTGCCCATCCTCAGTACCTCCCGATGTACCGGATGTGGTCAGTCACCGGCTCGACGGCCTCGCCGTTCTGTTTCAGCTTCTCGATCTCGTGTTCGACCTTCGAGGTGTCGATCCCGACCTCTTCAGCGCGGTCGATGACGGTGTCGACTGGGGCCCCATCCTCGTGCTCGTCGGCGATCTCCTGGATGAGTTCCCGAATCGTGGTCGCCCGGTCGCGTTGGCTCTTGGACGTCCCCGTCTCGTGGACGTCCGCGTCAAGCTCGCCGGTCTCGGGATCCTTGCCGATATCCTGCATCGACTGGCCGACCAGTTCGGTCGCGATGTCGACGTGGCGCTGCTCGATCGTCTCGCTGAACTCGAACTTCGCGGCGGCCTCGGCGACGCGAACGATCCCCTCGAGCGTGCGGAACGTCACCGGAACGGGATCGTCAGGGTCGTCGTAGCCGTACAGCCCGCGGAGATTGGTGAACGATTCCTTGATGTCGTCTTTGACGCCGGCGTCGGCGAACACCGGCTTGGGCTGTTGCTTCGCGAGGGCGATCCACTTGCGCAGGATGTCCGGACCCACCGGCGGCTCGGGATCGTTGTCGATCACGTCGACGTCCCCGTCGAGATCGCGTTCGGCTCGCTTGGCGGCATCCCGACCCGTCAGCACGTGGTCGGCGACGTCGTCGTCCTGCTGTTCGTCGGGGACGTCGCGGAACGTGTAGACGAGATCGAATCGACTCAGGAGTGTCGAGGAGAAGGCGAACTGCTCGGCGATCGGCTGGTAGGGGTCGAAGCGGTCCTGGTCCGGGTTGGCGGCCGCCACGACGGCAGTCCGGGTCTGCAGGTGGGTGTTGATCCCGCCCTTGGTGATGTGGATCGTCTGCTTGGACATCGGCTCCAGGAGGGCAGATCGGACCTCCGCGGGCATGTCGTCGAGCTCGTCGATCGCGAGCACGCCCCGGTGGGCCTTCACGGCAGCGCCGGCGTCGAGGGTCCAGGATCCATCTCCGAAGTCGTCCTGGATGGCCGTGGCCGTGACGCCGGCGACGGTCGCGCCGGTCCCCGAGACGCCCACTGACCGCCACCCGACGGCTTCGGCCCGATCGACGAGTTTGGACTTGCCAGTCGAGGGGTCCCCGATCAGGAGGACGTGGAACTCGCCCCGATCGAAGTCGTCGCCCGGGTACTCGACGCGGGCCCCGCCGACCAGCGCAAGGACGATCGCCTGCTTGACCGTGTCGTAGCCGTAGATCTTGGTGGTGAGTGCGTCGGCGGCGAGTTCGAGTGGGTCGCCCTCTTCGCCGGCGGCGAGTGCGTGGATCCGCTCTCGCTGGGCGGGTGTGATGTCGACGTCCTGGGCGTCGGTCTCCTCGACGGCGATGTGATTGCCCTCGAGGTAGGGTTCGAACTTGTTGGTCGGGGCTGATCCGCGGGTCTGCTGGTCCAAGCGGACGATGCCCGTCACAGTGACCCGGTCGCCGACCGTCGCGACGTCGACGAGGTCGTCCTCGACGAAGACGTCCATGTCCTGACCCTCGCCCTGGGCCTCCTCGGGCGGCGTCTGGATTCGGAGTTTCTGCCCGTCGACGAACTCGGACTGGTCAAAGTTGATCTCGAAGGGGCCCTGGCGCTCGCACCCCTGGCACTCGTGAGGCTCCTGGAAGTCGTCGTCAGACTGTGGGATCCGCGAGGTCGACCCGCAGCGCTGGCACTCGAAGGTCGCGACCTCCAGGCGAGAGTAGACATCCGTCGCTTTCGACACCTCGCCCCGGACGCCGCGGAGTTGCCGGGCGTGATCGGACGGGCTGAACGCCCCTGGGTAGTAGGTGTGGGCCGCGTCGAGATCACGGACGCGCACGTGGGCCTGCCCGAGAGGGACATCAACGGGGAGTTCGACCTGTCGCAGCGCCTCCTCGAAGTAATCGAGCAGCTGCGTGGGATCGCCATCTCGAAGGTCGTCAGCGATGGCTGGATCGAACTGGTAGACGTCGTCGTAGTCGATGGTCAGCGAGCGTTGCTCCTGAGGATAGTGCTCGGCCAGCTGGCCCAGCTCCTCTCGGTAGTAGTCCCGGTAGAACCGGGTGAGTCTATCGACGAGATCGGGTTCGGGTTGAGTTTGTGCCATGGGTGATGGGTCGCGGATCCGTTTTTTCCTGAGAACAAAGCTCGATCGAGCCTTTCCGACGTCCAGCACGAGCCGTGCGTCGCCGTGCTGTCGCCGTACCATCAGCTAACCGACCTTTGCTTACACAACTACACTTGCACTCTCGAACGCGGAGTGAAACGGTGGTGGGATTCCGGAGTGGACAATCTCAGCCATCAGCGGACCCCCTCCGAGGACGTTTTGTTCTCGGGAAAAAACGCCGCGCCACGTTTTGCCTGCTCGGCGTCGACAGCGAGGTGGTAGGCGTCACCGTCTGGGTCACGGGCCCGGAAGCCTGGGACCTCGCTGCCGGTGCGGCGATCGTCCCGAAGGCCGGCGGCCCGGCGGATCAGTTTGTAGCAGTGTTTCGTCCCGGGCTCGCCGTCGAAGACGCTCCACATGATGTCGTTGTAGTCCAGCGTCGCTTTCCCGTGACCGTCGCGGGCCTTCTGGTAGGCGTGCTCGCGGACCATGCCGATCTTCTCGTCGAGGGTCAGCGAGTCGTAGTCGCGCTGGTCGTCGATCTCCGAGAGGCGCAGCTCGAGTTCGACGATCCGGTCCTGGAGAGCGTCGACGTCACCCTCGAGTTCGTTGGCCTTCTGGAGCGCGCGCTGGGCGACCTGCAGGGCGTCCTCGGGGCGGACGTCGGGTTGCTCATGAGCGCCTTCGCCGCCGGGTTGGTCACTGTTCATCGGACCATCACCTCGCCCTCTAACGACCAACTGCTACCGCCGCCCATGTACTGCCAACTCATCTGCCGACATCGGAACTTATCGGAGAAGGCTTCTGAAACACGCTGACAGTCGGCCCTCCCACAAACGAACCCGAACACGTATTCTTCTGTGTCACTGTGTCGGGGAGCCGCTCTACCGCATAAATGGCACTTGGCGGTGTCATCTGACCCGTGGGGGTGAACTCCAGACGGCCTCAAGTCTGCGTCAACCCGAGTTATAGCGTCTGTCTCTCGCTCAGACATCGGCGATCACCTCGTGCCCGTCGACGTGATCCTCGCAGACTGTTCGTTGGCCGTAGTCGGGATGGTCGATAATCGCAACGGCGGGCTCGGAACACCCCATACACCCGCAGACTGGCGTGGCGATCGTGACACTCACGCCGATCCCTCCTCGACCTCGACCTGATTTGCGTCGGCTTTGTCCATCGGTTCCGGTGCCGACTGATCCAGCCAGCCCTCGACAGCATTCTCGTCGACCCCCTCTGCGAACGGGGACCCGTCGATCGTGACGTATCGCAGATCGGCCGGTGGCGCGTTCGTGATTCCGATGCCACCGACACGCCGGGTCGCGGACGTCCAGCTGGACTCGAAGTACTTCGACCGCTGGGCCTTGGCTCGATAGCGGACACCGATCAACTGCTCGTTGGCGACGGTGTACCACCAGTAGGCCTTCTCGGTGAGATCTTTGGCGTAAACCCGAAGCACGTCGACGTGGTCTCGCAGCGGCGCGAGCCACTCTTGGTAGGCGTCGCGATGCTGGTACCACGGCCTATCAGCGTACTTCGAGCCGGTATCGGCACCAAAACTGGCGAGCGTCGCGTCGCCCCAGAGCTCGCGAGCAGCGATCTCGTCATCGAAGTCAGGATGAACGCGGAAGCGCGTGTTCGCCGGCTTCGGTGGCTCGGGGTATCGAGGGAGACTGCCGCGGCGCTTGTCGTCAGTGGCCTTGGCCTCGAGCTCGTCGATACGCTCCTGGAGGTAGTCGACCGCGGCTTCGCGAGACTCGACGGCACGACCACCACCGCCCCAGGTGCGACCGTTGACGGCGATCCGGCAGTATTCGCTGTCGGCGCTCAGTGGCGGGCTGACGGTGATCGCGTAGTGGTCGCCGTCGCCAGCGTGAGCAGTCCCTGTGTCCACCTCTTTTCGGTACTTCTTGCGCGTGCTCACGCCGATCCCTCCAGTTCCTGGTAGATCGCTTTGAGGTGGATCCACTGAAAGTGGCTGCTCGATGCCGGAGGTTCGACGCCAGTGTTCCGTGCGATGTACGTCCGAAGCTCGGACGTGGTCAGGTCACGAGGGTCGCGAAGGTCGCCAGTCCTGACAGGAATCCGGATGGCGATCTGCAGCAACGTCGGCCGTCGGAACGAAACAGCCGCGCGACTGTTGCCGACCGTGTTGACACGCTCGCGAATATCCGCCCCGACGAGGTCGCCGATCCTGACCCGCAGATCGCCGGCCGACACACTCTCGTTGAGCGTCACGCCGACACACCTCCTGATACACCGCAT